TTTTACACTGGCTAACGTATCACGTTGACCAACGTTTAATGCAACACTGTTAAATTCACCTTCTGCATCTACATAACCAACTGCTGTGGCATTAGTAATACCGCCACGACGTACACCAGCTGGTGCAAACCATGGATAGCTAACTTGATCGCTTAGAGCAATAGTTCTTAAGATCATGTGGCTTGGAGGAACAACTACGTTGTTACCAAAGTTGTCGCTTGTGAATCCCCATGGATAGAAGAATCCAATATATTCATCACTTGAAACAAGACCAAGATCATTATCTTCAAGAGCAAGCTGTTGGTTAGTACCCCAGTTTAACAATGAAGTTGCATCGCTTGTTAAACGAGCTGGCGTGTCAGCTACTACAAATGCTGTTAAACCTCTGTCGTAATTTAAGCTGATAAGTTCGCCTACAAGCTCAGGATAACCTGGGCAAGCAATTAGGTTAAACACACGGCTTTCTTCGTCACGGATTTGTTGGTTAGCATTAACAAGGGCTTGCAATGCTTGAACAACAACTTTACGTTGCGCCTTACGACCAAATGTACCTGAACCATTGTCTTGGTTTCCGCTGATTGTTACCCAACGATGTGGATAATAATCTGCCATGCTTACATCGCCGAAGCGTGTATTGTCAGCATCAACGTCGATGTAATTTTGTTTAAACTGCTTTACGTTGAAACCACTTCTACGTAAGTTCCATAGTAACATGCCCTTCGGATACAATGCTGAGTCTGGAGAATCTGGATCTACGTAGTTGCTTGAAAGCAGTTCTTCAATAGTGCCTTGCTCATCACTGTTTTCACCTGCGGTGTTGTAACGAACATCTGCAAACAAGCATCCGTCTTCTGTACTTTGATCACTTGTATCAACAAGGAACCATTTCATTAGATCTTTATTATACTTGTAAATGATTGGAAAGTTTTCAATATCGCTGGTATCAATCCATAGGTCGCCAGTTTCAAGAGCACTGCCATCACTTTGTGTTTCTGGCTTAGATGCTGCAACTGTTGGGCCGGCTGGATCAGTTAATGGATTTGCATTTAAATAGCCAACCCATCCACTACCGTCATGTGCTAAAATATCCACTTCATCAATTACAGAACTATACCATAAGGTACCGTCTGCTGTTAAACTTGTAGGAGGATTGCCACCTGCGGCATAGCTTAATGGCTCCCATAAGCTGGCTACATAATCATGATTTGCTGTAGGATCAACATATAAGTTGATTGTACCGTTACCAGTAGTAGGCACATACTCAGAGAAACCTAAGTCGTTTAATGGATTGTTAGTTCCGTTAGTTAAGTAAATCTCGCCGCCTGTTGCATGTTCGATAACTAATCTATTTTGTGTATCTACACTGGCTTCAACTGGGGATCCAGTTGGCAATTCTGTGTTAATTGCAGCCGCTACAGTTGCGGCGTTGCCCGCTGCTGGAGTAGTAATTGTAAAACTAATAGTTGTGTCAGTAGTAGGAGCAGTTGATCCTGCTTCACTATATGCAATATCAAACGAGTAAGTAGTGCTTTCGCCGCTAACTGTGAATGTTAAGTCATTTAATGGGCTTGTGCCACCAAGTGCTGTACCAAGTACTTTTAACTGGTTACCAGATTGATATCCAGACCCGCCAGTTGTAATAGTAACTGTTATGTTGCTATTTGTATAGATTGTGCCTGTACCTGTTTTAGTAACAGTTGCAATAGCACCAATGCCACTGCCAGTAACCGTTCCTACTGCAACACCAGCATATGCTGCTGCGGCTGCAACAGATGTGCCACCAATAGAAGAAGCTAACACTGATGTAAGTGCGCCGGCATCACCTGCAAAGGTACTTGCTGTAACTTTAGTTGATCTAATAGTAGTTGGGGCAGCACTCTTTCTGCGATACAAAGCAAAATCTGCTTCTGCACCATCTTCTGCAACATCAAACTTAGCATATACTGTGCCAGCTGCAAGATTTGCACCACCGCCAGTTTTGTCTAATTTAAAAAGAGCTGTTAACGAATCGCTGTATAACGGGGCACTAACTTGCTCAAATGCTTGCGTTGTGCTGTTGTAACGGTTAACTCTCCAACGAGCACCTAAGTTAGGTTCTGTTGTCTTAATCCATACGCTACCTGTAGGAGCCACTGAAGGATCTAAGGTTGCATGTTTCCACTGTGGAACACTGGTGTGTGCTTGCATTGCAAGTAACGGTGTGCCAGTCCAGCTTGCTTCCCATGCAGACGACCCAACTTGTACCCATGTTCCAGAATTATTTCTGTACCATAATGACATTGGATGCTGTTCAGTAACTTCTGGATCAATATAGCTGCTGTCTCTTACAGTAACAATAGCATAGCTACCGTTTTTGCCTACTGATATTGCAGGGCCGCCAGTTAACGCATTAACTTTAGTAGCATCTGTAATAATCATTGGAACTTTGTTAGTAAAAGTCTGACCACCTGTGGTTGTTGCTGGATCATCGTTCCATTCAAAAATGCCCCACTTGGTATTGTCTGTATCGAGCCAGTAAGTACCATTATTTGGTTCTGCACTTGGTGCGTCAACTGCTGCATTTAACTGGTTAAGGTCAAGATTTGCACGTACTACATACGCACGGTTACTAACGCCTAACAAACTATAAGCTGTTTGCAAACCATATTCGTTCTGCTCGCCAGCATGAATAGGGTTGTTGTTTGCGTCAGTTTTAAATACTGGGTCGCCGAAGGTATCTCCAAGATCCTTTTGGCTTGTCAATAAGTATACTTGACCTGCATTAGCTTTTAATGTGCCGGGAGCTGTACCATCTCCTGCGCTATTTGATTTGTTTTCCGCAGATGCTACTACAATCAAAGGGACTGTACCAGGTTCTGCTGGTGTATAAAACGATTCGTCAATTACTTTGACTTCTACGCCTGGTGAACTTAATGCCATATTAGCTTCTCCTATGGGTTTTCATTATAGTATTATTTAGCGTATTTTATTAAAATGGGCTGCTTATAACCGGTTGAAAAGGGGTTGAAAAGGTATGCATAAATAGCGTTATGAGCAGACCTTTATGTATTTGCGGCTATAGGCCAGCGGCCATTAACTATAAGAAGAACGGGAAAACCTATTACAGGCGTAGGTGTGAAGTGTGCCTTGCAGGCGGTATCGGTGCCGGAATACCTAAATGGTATCAGGACGGTTATCGCATGAAGTTAGTCTGTGATAGATGTAACTTTAAAAGCAAGTACAAGGAACAATTTAATGTATTCCACGTTGATGGAAATTTAAATAATTCCAGAGCTACTAATTTAAAAACAGTATGCGCCAATTGTCAGCGCATACTTGTTAAAGACAATATTAAATGGCAACAAGCTGGTCTTCAACCAGATTTTTAATTTGATCGAACAGTTGGTCAATAGTACTATTATTATCAATTTCAATATCAATATCTTTGCCTATCCATGCAGTTTCGCTGGCATGAATACCACGCTGTTCCATTCGTAGTTTACTAATAGACCAACTCATGTTGGTAGGGCCTTGATTAACAGTCCACGCATCTTGATACCATTCAGGATCGTCGCCTCGAATAACTCGTACTACTTTACCGCCTGCATTGTGAATAGCTTTGATCTCGTTAGGAAAGCGTACATCGCTAATAACAATGTTGTCGCCTGTTTTACGCATTTTGTTTTCTAAGCTGGCAATCCATATATCGTCATGGAAGCCTTGGCGGCAAACTTCAGTACCCCAGTATTGTAGAATATGACGTGGTGTAATGTCTTTACCCAGTCGTGTACTCCACCACTCGTCACGTTGCTCTCTCCATTCTCGAGCTTCTTTTGTACGTCCTTCCAAGAGAACGCGGTCCCAGCCAAATACAGCGGCAACCGCGTCTTTTAATGTGTTTGCAAATGAGTCACGGCGGAATCCGTGAAAGTTAACCAAATAGTCTGCGGCAGTGTCTTTGCCGCTACCAATAAATCCAACGAAGCCTATGATCATATTATCTCCAGTGATAATATATATTACAGGATTTTTACACTGTTGTCAAGAGTGATTATACCCGTATTTGTTCAATCTACGTTTAGCAATTCCATTTGCGTAGCGCAAGTGCTTTGCGGGTTGGCTCACCGTTGGGCTTTTTCATTGGTCCGTCTACGCCGCCCATCCTTGCACAAAAACTCTTACGTCTTTTTGCATCCTTGCTACCTGCTTTTAACTTAGAAGGTTTAGTAGTAACTGCGGTTTGTAATTTACTACCCGGATTTTCTCTACGATAGCTGGCAACACCTTTGGCATTTAGGCCGCCTGCTTTGCTCTTGCCCGCTTTGCGTCTCCACGCTGCTGATTCAGAAATAATCTCATGTACTTTCATAATTAACCTATAATAAATGTCATAGGTGTGCCGCCTGACACTAATGTTTCTAATTCTTTATCTAATGCTGTGATTTCTTCTTTGCTGGCGCTTTTTAAATCTGCACCATTGAGTTGAGTGCCGCCGCCTGGTCCAGCAATTTGTGCAAATTTGCCTCTGGCTTCTCCAAGGATACCTTTACATATTGCAAGAGTATAATCTCGTATCCATTGCTTGGCATACAAATCGTCAATTAGATTATAGTCCGGACGAAAATTATGGCAGCGTAGCATAATAGTTTCGCCCTCTGTAAACGGTCTTTGTAAAATGCGTAGTACATGGCTTTGTTGAATCCACTGGAATTCAATATAGCTACCAAACATACGACCTATCATTTCTTGGTATTGGGCAAACATATCGTAGGTAGCTATGCCGCCCAGCATGGTACTGTTTAACAAATATGTGTTGGTATAAGCAAGGTTAAATGGTTCAAAATCGGTACCAGTACCGCCACCAGTTCGACTACCTAATGTGCGTCTAAACACACTTTGCACAGCAATGATTTCATCAGGTAATCGGTAGTCATTTTTATCTTTTTCAAGCTCAAGAAACATGTAACTTTCTTCTACTGCATGACTGCTACGCTGTCTAAATCTATTAATAGTTTTTTCTAAAGCAGTTTCGTAATGTATAGGATCCAGTTCAACATCAATCATGCCGTCGGCCAGCATAGTACGTACATAATCATATACTTTTTGTCTTTCTGCTTGTGGATTTATTTCTGACATTTGTATCTCCCATTATATTTATCGATAAATATTGTACTATGCCACGTTTATCACTCTACCGTCCTGAAAAGGGCAACGATTACAAGTTTATTGATCGCCAAGCCAGCGAAATGTTCACCGTTGGTGGAACAGATCTGTACCTGCACAAATACCTTGGCGCTAACACTGATCAAGCTAATGCCACTGCTGATCAACCACATTACGATTCACTAAAAGAAACAAACATACAAGATTTGTTATTTCTTGAAAATCGTGATCGAAAATATGACTCCAGCATTTATAGACTGCGAGGAGTGTATAATGTTCAAGATCTTGATTTTAATTTAAGTCAATTTGGATTATTTTTAGATAACGATACTATCTATATGACAGTGCATATTAATGACTTTGTCAGCACTGTTGGCCGTAAACCATTGAGCGGTGACGTTATTGAGGTTCCGCATATTAAAGATGACTTTGCGCTAAATGATTTTGATGTTAGCTTACCTCGATACTTTGTTATCAGTGACGTTGGCCGTGCTGCTGAAGGATTTAGTCCAACTTGGTATCCGCATTTGTATAGATTAAAACTTACAAAAATTGTGGATAGTCAGCAGTACAAGGAAATATTTGATCAAAAGATTGTCAATCCAGTAACTGGTGAAGAAACTAATAATACCTTACGAGATATATTAAGTACACACAGCAAAGAGTTGGCTATTAACGATGCGCTAATTGCACAAGCAGAAGCTGATGCTCCTAAGAGCGGATACGAAACACAGCATTTTTATACTCTGGCATTAGACGAAAACGGCCGAGCAGCTATTCAAACAGTAGATGATAGCGTGTCACCTCCTGATGCAAGTTCAATGGGACTTGATGCAAGTAGAATTGCTCAGCGTCCTAAGCGTAATGGTTATACTGGTTATCTGGTTGGCGATGGTATTGCTCCTAACGGTGTAGATTTTGGTCACGGTATTACGTTCCCTAATGCACCTATTGACGGTGATTATTTCCTACGTACAGACTTTATGCCAAATAGGTTATTTAGATTTGATGGTGTACGCTGGATTAAGTTTGAAGATAATGTGCGTACTACATTAACTAACACTGACACTCGAAATACATTAAAAGGCGGGTTTATTAACAACAGTAATAAAACTGGTGTTAATTTAATTACAACTGACTTTGTAACTCCAACTTCTAACATTACAACATATCTTACTAATGAAACATTTGCGGCAGGCATGTATGCTACCGCAATAATTGGTTCGTCACAGTTTCCAACTGTAACTGTCACAGCAGGTGCCGGAGGAAAAGCATTACTAACATTTAGTGAGACTGCTCCCACTGGTAAACAAGTTGAATGGAAATTGTATCAAGGTGCTACTGAAGAGCGTCGAGCATTAAGTAAAACATTAAAACCTAAGGCTGATTTATAATGCAACATTTTTATGATGGTCAAATACGTCGATATCTTTTACAAGTTATTAGACTACTAAGCAATTTTGTTGTCAAGTATGGAGACGGTAGTCTTGTGCGTGTTCCAGTAATGTACGGAGATGCTGATAGACAAGCAGCCCATATTATAAAACAAAATAGTGAGAACACAACATTAGGTGCTCCGCGAATTGCTGTGTATATTACTGAGTTGGAGTTGGATACTAATCGTCTTGGTGATGCTACTTATGTTGGAAAGATCAATGTTAGAGAACGTGCAGTTGATTCAACTACCGGTGAATATATCAGTACACAGGGTGACAATTATACAGTTGAAAGATTAATGCCAACTCCGTATAAACTAACGTTGAAAGCTGACATCTGGTCTTCAAGTACTGATCAAAAGTTACAAATTTTAGAACAGATTTTGATGTTGTTTAATCCAAGCCTTGAAATACAGACTACCGACAACTATGTTGATTGGACCAGTTTAAGTGTAGTAGATTTAACAGGAGTTACATTTAGTTCAAGATCAATTCCGACCGGAACTGCTACTGATATTGACATTGCAACATTAACATTGCAAACACCAGTATGGATTAGTCCTCCAGCAAAGATAAAACGATTAGGAATTACTACCAGTATTATTTCTAATATTCTTGGATCTATTAACGGTCCCGAAACTTATGTTGACGGGCTTGCTTCGGACAACAATATTTCTGATTATAGTGCTGCACCATCTAATCCAATCTTTAGTCAAGCCTCTACAATAGGAAATTTTGATATTGAAGTTGTAGGCGGTCAAATTAGACTCAGAAGCAACGAAGGCACACCTGGAGAAGATTTAGCATGGACTATGTTAATTAATCAAAATCCTAACATTTATCAAGCAGGATTAAGCAGAATCTATTTAAGACAACCTGACGGTAGTTATGTAGTAGGTTACATAAGTATTAATGCAACAGATGCTACTATGCTGGTTGTTAATTGGGATAGTGACACGTATCCTGGTAATAGTACGTTAGCATCTACTCATAGAACAAGTCTTGGAACCTTTGATGCTATCATTGATCCGCAACGAACTCGACCAAGTAATGTGGTAGAAGGTACACGATATCTAATACTTGAAGACATTGGCGGTGGTATTCGAGATACTTTTATTACAGAAAATTCAGTTCAACGAATTAATACTAACATACTACATCGTAAAGTAAACGATCACAAAATTTTTGTAGATGGAGTAGAAGTAGGATCTGGCAGTGTGAGAATTCCTGACAACATCGACACTGGAGATTATCACATTACCCTTGACGTTGCGGCGCCTGCTGAGTCAGAAATTAGTTATGAATTATACATGAATGAAGACGGGCCCGATGCTTGGAAAAATGCTGACAGCAGTGATTTTATTGCTGAGGCTAATGATATTATAGAGTGGGACGGCACAAAATGGGTGGTAGTTTTCAGTGCGCAAGAGTATACTGATCAGTTGATTTATTTGACAAATATCTATACCGGAACTCAGTACAAATGGAATGGCGTAGCTTGGAGTAA